TTATACAGCTAAAACAATCCAATCTTTGCCGCGATCATCATTATATTTGTCCGTCATGACTTGGTTTTTATGTCCAAGTAATGTTTTGGTATCTACTCCTTGATCGCGGTATAGCCTTTCAGATAATGAGCGTTGCTCATGAAATGTTGGAGGCGTACCGTCTTTCCAATCTAATCCACTTTTATCTCTTGCGGCAGAGAAACCTGTGGTGACAGCGTTGCTTGATACTTTCCCCCCACGTTTAGCCATTGATGTCGTGTGGTGGTAATGAAGCATGTATGGGCTGATAATGAGGTCGCGACATCGAGTTATAACATCCTGTAGCGTATATCCAAGAACGTCACATTTTAGAGTTAGTGGTATAGCCAGTCTGGTGCCGGTTTTCTCCTGCACAATATGGAGGTGATTATCCCACACGTCGCTAAATTTCATTTTTGCGACATCCCCAAGCCGTTGGCCAGTAATAAGAGCAAGAAGCATAGAGTTCTGGATATAGTTCTGCATGCCAGCAGCTGTGCTAAATATTGACTCCCATTCATCAAAACTCAGGCGTAAACGAGTAACCTTATTCGTCGGTTGTTTAGTTGCAAGTGCAGGATTGTAGCCGGGAGGAACCTCACCAGCATGTTGCGCTTCCTTGTACGTATCGATCAGTACCATACGGACAACCTGCGCCATTCGTTTTTGTCCCTTGTCTTTATATTCCTCGATTACAGAAGCTATATCCCTAGCGCCAATATCAGGAAGGAGTAACATTCCACAATGACGTCTAAACGCTTCGATTGGTGCATTTTTTTGCTTAAGTGTATTGAGCTTTATTTCTTCATTGTTATAACGTTCTTGCTGGATAGAGAGATAGCGATCTAACCAAGTGTTAACTGTAATTGCCTTACCAATTTTGAGACTGATCTCATCTCTCGCTTTTAATAGCTGCCCCATTTGTTGCTTAGCAAAACGAGTATTAGCCTCTATAGCGATAGCCTTTGCCGCATTCTCATCATCACCTAGTCCATGAAATTTAAGGGTGATAGGGTGCTTATAACGCCAGTAGACCTTTTTGGTTCTGGCGTCTGTATAACACGATAGACCTGGTACATTTATGTTGTACTTACGAGGTCTGGCCATCTTCCATTATCCTCTTCAGGCGTGGATCATCGTTTTGTTTAACCATTGGTTTAGTTTCCATTCCGATGAACCTTGCAGTTTTATCGACCCGCCAGCATTTTCCCGCCTTCATTGGTGGTGGCGAGATCATGCCGCTTTTGGCGTATTTTATAAGAGTGGCATAACTAGGAACTGGTTCATCAAATTCCTCTTTTGCCCACACTGTTAAAGCCTGTGTTCTCGCCATAGTCATTCTCCACACTATTTATTTAAAGGCCCGCCGCACACGGGCCGTGACTAAAATCATTCTGTTGCTGGTGGATCAAGCTGTACTGGCTCAGCAATAACGCCGTGACGGTTTAGCACACTAATAATCAATTCACGCTTCTCCTATTACATGCCCAATCAAGACAGCCATCAAAGTCATATGGGTTTTCCTGCCAGCTAATTTTTCCGCAGCGTGGGCAGTTCCACCGAGTTTTTCCTGACGATTTTCGGCGGTTTTTACGCTTTAACCAATCAGGCACCCGCAACCCCGCCGCCTGAATCATTGTTCGACGATTAAGTAGATTGATATTGAAAGTACGGCGTTTTACTGCGTCAGCGGTGGTGAATGGCAACCAAACAAGACTATTTTCAGTGACGTCCGGCTCATGAAAGACTTTGGCTTTACTGAAATCATCAGTGGGTAGCAGATCAGACAGCCAATACACATCATTCCCGTTCCACTGACCTTTAACGAAAGCAATATAGCCTTTGCAACCGGCCTCGATAGTGTTCTCGCTGGGAATTCTTTGGTGGTCAACATGCCAAACAGCAGCGGCATTAATTGCATCGGCTGACACTGGCAGGTCAATATCACGTCCAAAGTTCCAGCTCTTTTGGGCCTCTTCGAGAGTGTAAGCGTGGGCCTTGCTGACATCGGTGGAATACCCACAACCCTGATAGCAGTGAAATGCCATATTGCTGCCCACTGTGTCTCGCAAGCAGGCCATATAAAAACGCTTATCCATCATTCAACCCTCAGGCTAGCGGCGAACTCTCGAAGATTACGCTCAGCTATTAATGCTGAGCCGGTTGGACATGTGGTATCGATAATGCCCGGCTTCAGGTCGCTTAAAGTCTTATCAGAAAGGTTAAAAATTGCGTATGCGATGCTGTTTGCAGCGTCTATAGCGACTTCTCTTGCATCACTTCTAAGGGTCGCGTTCTCAGCAACTAGCTGCTGCACTCTTGCAATAGTGTCACCCGCCACTGCGCCGGCTATACCCAATGCCTCGGCAATTAGAGCGCAAGCGTTTAGGGCAGCATTGCGTTCATCTATCAGGTACTCATTCTGAAATGCTTCTGCATAGCACTTGTCTATGTGAGCAGCTAACGCTTCGGGATCACATTCGATAGGGCGCAACCAGTAACAAACCGGTCCATCTTCCGTGTCATGAATTGAAGCCATAAACCAGCCTTCACCCGCTGGTGGTTTTGGTTGCCACATACTGAGATCACAATCACCCGCATCGTATGCAGTCTGCAATTCTTCGGCATCTTCCTCGCACTCCATCCATTCCAGCTTACCGACGACACGGTTCAACGCTTTCCACGCATCGAATTCACCCTCAACGCCAAACTCATTCCCGTTTGCAGGTACAAAATAATCAGGGTGAGTCCAGAAGCCATGGCTATCACGTTCAACTGTTGCTGCTGTAATTGTCTTGATCATCATTGTTTCCTCGCATAAAGAACGCCATCTACTGGCAGGCATTCATATTCAGGTGGTAGACCTTGCTGCTGGATGTCGGCTATACAGTTCTTATCATCCGGATAGACGTAGCCTTGTGGCTCGTATTGGCACGGCTGGAATGTGTAGCAGACGAGTAGAAACAGGCCGTACATCATGATGTGGTCCCTGTTAGTTCATAGAATCGCGCCAAGAAAATAACTCGAGCGTGGCTAGGCGACATGGGGCAAATTGCGATATCGGCAGGTGGAATGCCCGCTAGCATCGGCCAAACTTCGCCGTCATCTATATCAAGCTCTAGGCGCTCGGTAGCCAACATCACCAGATCGAAATGATGAACCTCTGGTGACATCTCAGCGGGTAAACCAAACTTACTCCGGACAACTAAATCAATACGGCGCTCAATGCTTTTGTAATCTGGCAGTAAGCGCTTTAAAGGGGAGGGGATATCTTTGCAGTACGCTTCTGTTGCATCGTGCAGTAGCGCCTCCAGTGCATATTCAGGGCTAACTAGCTGACTGACTAACCATGAATGCTGAGCAACAGAATAGAAATAGGGGATATGGCCAGCGAACCGGCATTCATTAGATAGCGCTTGCGCAATATCATTAATACTAATGCTGCTTTCTTTTGGATCTGCATAATCAAAATGCAGCAAATCCGGATATGTTTTTATGCATGACATTTAAATTTACTCCACTGTTGATGGCACCCGCACGTGCCGATATTGGTTTATGCTTTCTTCTTTTTGGCGGTTTTTATTGGCTTAGCTTTTTCACCGCTCATTTTTGCGTAATTGAGGGCTATCTTTAGGCAGTCGTCGTAAATGCCACGACTGCGAGTAGTTGGTTGAGAAGCGCGGTGATATAAATTGACCGCCTCATTTGCCCCCCCCTGAGCCACCGACAAGGAATACCCCTCATCCATAAGCTGCTGTGTAATGTTTTTGCTGATAAAATTAATGGGATTCATGAAATAACCCTCAGCCTGAATTTAGGTAACAGTTATCCAATCACCCACTTAATGGGCGATATATAACTCTTTAATTAACTATTCTTTTTCTATGGGCTTATAACTCAACAAAATACACAACCGATTAATAACATCCGTCAAGAAAATAGTAAGCACAGCCGCCTCATGCCTCCAGCGGTAAGGGATATCATCTTCATCATCGTATTCAACATCATCACGAGTATTAATGCGCTTGAAATGGAAGTTTTCAGTTAATAGAAATGAAAGGTCGCCAGTACATAAACACATTTGGTCAACAATGAACCCATCATTTAAATTATCAGCGAGTTCAGATTTTATTGTGTCAATTTCTGCGGCATATTTAATAACTTCGTTTTGCTCACCTTTACGTGATAGCTGAACAAAGTCACCAATATAGAAGCCATCAAAAGCATCTCTCTCGTCGCCAGTAAATCTTTTCAGTCGAGTGGTGAGACCGTGCTTGATATCACTAATGTGAATAGTTTCGGTCTTGATGGAGCCTACCGCCTTAACCAAATAGGAAACAAGCAAGGATGCGAAAGGCTTACTACACGTAGCAACGATTAAAAAAGCGTGTTCGATATTATAATAGGCGTTGATGACTGTAGTTTTAACAAAAGCCTTTTTGCATAACTCAGATATAACGATATCTTTGACAGAATTTCGCTCTGCTCGTTTAAGTTTTTTACCTGTTTGTGACTCAATAACAGCAGCACGTTCGTTTATTTCTTTATTGATAACATGAGATGGCATTATCTTTTCATCAATGCGTAGTGAAACAGATAACCCGCCATTAAACGGTGTGACTAATTCACCGGTGATAATATTTTGAATAAAACCAACGCGGCTCTTTTCATTCTCGGTAATGGCAGTAAACAGGACTTCATTTAAATGACCTGAAAGCAATTCAGCTTCAGGCAGAGTTGCCTTGAATATAATTGCATTTTTTAATTGGGCTTGTTTCACGTTAATTACTCCACATAGGTTTATAAGTAATTATCATTGCAACGATAATTATTATTTAGTTACTCCACACACAGAGAAGTGCACCGATCCGGGGGCTTTATACTGTACAGGTTTAAAGGAAAACCCGTCCGGAGCACTTCTCTGTGTGTAAAAAGGGCGGCTGGCCATAACTGGTGTTGGCAGGCGCAGCCGCTAAAGACACAGCACAGCAATGGAACAAGGTTGTGGTGGTCGGTGCTGATCTCCGACTTGAAGACCGTGATCTCCTCGGTCAAGTGATGTCCGCCTGCTAGCTACAGCCCCATCATTTCAATCATCTGGCTAACCGATTCGCCTTCCCATCAGCCTGGGTTATCACCACAACGGTAAGAGCATTGCCGGTGTCTGAATCGAACAGACCATTTCCTTGCCCATCACCAGATAATAAAAATCTAACTGGCGTCTGGAATTGAACCGGACTCAATGCCTTGCTCGTCAATGCTCTTACCTGTTGTGTGCCGGTTACGGCTCCGGCGTCGATTCCCTTTTGTGTCGCTTTATCAGCGCTGATAACGAAGGAAAGAGCGACCGTATTCACTTTGGTGTTCGTGGTATTACTCAAAGACAACGTTTAAAACTTCCTGCAGATCGCCATCACACAGGGCGATATACCCATCTGAATGCATGTATTGAAGCCATTCGATACTGATATTTCTGTAGTTAGCCATTTCAATTACTCCACACTGTTAACCCTGTTTAGCGAATGCTTTCGTACTTGATAGGTACATTATGTATCTTCAAGGTACATTGTCAAGTATAAAAAAACCCGCCGAAGCGGGTATATTTCAATCAATTTGATTATGCTCTGTAACGCCTTGGTTTTCCTGAAAAAATAACCGTACCAATTATTGAGCAGTTACGATCGATGGTGATGTACTGTTCCGGCCAGTTCTTATTAAGAGCTTTGAGATATTTTTTTCCACCATCTTCAACAAGTCGCTTGAAGGTTGTTTCGCCGGAGTCGACCATTATAGCAATCACATCATCGCCGTGTATTGGGGCTACTTCCGGATCTACAAAAATCATTTCACCAGGTTTGTACTCATCAATCATTGAGTCACCAATAACCCGAAGAATATACGTCATTGGTCCGCAAGGAACTGGGCATGGATAAGTGTCTAACAAGCTTAAGTCGACCTCAGAATAACCAATTTCAGTCCAAGCACCTGCCTGAACCCATGAGATAACAGGGACCATATGAATTTTTAGATCTGTATCGGCTACGTCAGGTACAACATTAGCAGTTTGGTGTTCCTGATCTAACCATCCATCGGGTAATGAAAAGCATTTTTCAATATGGCGTGCCATATCGTCCCCAATTTTCTTTGTTGGGTTCTTGCCGATTATTCTGCTTATCTGCGTTGGTTCACGATCTAGCAATGCAGCAAAGGAATTGTTTCCTCCGGCGCTGTCCCGCAATTTTCTGGCATTTTCACGCCGGATTTCTTCGTTAGTTTTCATACCTATCATTTAACGGTGTGTACCGACAGGGTACAAGGCCCTTGCGGGTTCATTTAAATAATGCATAATGTATCTCGGAGGTACACAAATGAAAGAATATTGGGATGCACTAACAAAAGATGAGCAAGCAGCTCTCGCCATACGTGTTGAAAGTAGTCCTGGTTATTTAAGGCTTGTATTTAACGGTTACAAGAAAGCCGGATTCTCTCTCGCTAAGAAGCTAGAGGATGAAACTGGCGGAGTAGTAACCAAATTCCAATTAAGACCAGATATTTACGAAAACAATAACACTCTACCGCAATTAGCATCACCACCAAAGAGAGAGAAACATTGTGGATAACAAAGACTTTCCAACTCAGCCGGATATTAGTGACGCGATACATCAGTTGATCACTCAAACGCCGGGCAAGTATGACGCGATGGCAAAACAGCTTTGTCCACTGACTGGTACCGAGAATGCGTTACGTAATCGGGTGCGTCAGCTTGCAGGGCAGGTGGTGCCATTTGGGATGGCGGTAGAGATGGAATCAATCTCTGGACGTTCCGATATCACCGAAGCCATGTGCAAACGTGCTGGTGGTGTTTTCGTGAAATTACCAGTGATAGATGAAGTAGAGAATGAGGAACTGCTTGTTAAGTTTAATGATTTGTTGGGGGCTTTAGGTGATTTCAGTCGCGCTCACAATGAGTTTACCGCTGATGGCATTTTGGATCGCAATGAAAGCAAGCGATTAAAAGCAAAAGGTTACAGAGCGCAGTCATTGATAGCAGAGATATGGGTAGTAACAGAAATGCTCTTAGGTGAGGGTGACGCCCCAGTGTGCGGCACTGAGGCGTCGGGTGCATTAACTAAACGTGTGGAGTAATTAACGCATGAACATTGTAGCGGCTAAACGTTCTATTCCGCAACTGCGTTGCGTTTGTGTCAGTCCGTTCCGGTATGAACGAATGATAAAGGGCCGGTGGGTAACGTGCAACCACAGCAGAATACAGGGAATTGTGGGTGTAGTTCGCCGTAAGTGGGGTTGTGTATGACTAATCTCGGCTCAATCACAACAAACCCCATTCAATTGCTTGATCGGTACTACCCCGACAAGCGGGGTATTCGCATTCACGTCATTGGTTATGACAGCAGCACGGGACAGGTCATTTTTCGGCGTGATGACTATGAACATAATTGTTCAATACCCATCAGGCGGTTTAGAAAAGAATATAAGGCGGTTGTATGAGCGTAAAGCTATCCAGTTATGTATGGGACGGCTGTGCGGCTGCAGGTATGAAAATATCGAAAGTAGCAATCATGGCTCGTCTTGCCGACTTCTCTAATGATGAGGGCGTTTGCTGGCCGTCAGTAACGACGATTTCCCGCCAGATAGGGGCAGGCGAGAGCACTGTCCGTACTGCATTGGCAGAGCTGGAAACAGATGGCTGGCTGAGCAGGAAGCAGCGCCGTGCCGGTAACAGGAACGCCAGCAATGTTTATCAGCTGAATGTTACCAAACTCAAAGCCGCTGCTCATGCGTCAGAATCTGACGCCTCAAATTCTGACGGGTCAAAATCTGATGGCTCAAAATTCGACGGGTCAGAATCTGGCAAGAATGGCACTTTTGACCCGCCAGAATCTGGGGGCGATCCGTCAGTAAATTCAACACCTGATCCATCAAGTAAAAACACTTTTGGGCAACCGCCTGCGGCGGAAGCCCGAGATGAGAATCTTTCTAAAGAAATTAAATTCACCGATGAAGCTATTGAGGTGCTCAAACATCTGAATCAGCTCACGGGGGCCAAGTACACCACCATAAAAACCAATCTTCAGAATATTCGTGCTCGTTTGACTGATGGTCATGACAAGCAATCACTGCTGCTAGTTGTTGATTATCTGGTAAGCCGCTGGTTGGGTACTGAGTGGGCGAAATTCTTGAATCCTGAAACCATGTTTCGCCCGACTAAATTCGATGGAAACTTACTGGCTGCCAGTGCTTGGCACAGTGAGGGTAGGAAATCTCCATCGCAACAGCTTCAGGCTGCAGATCACACCGAGAGGGATGCGGCTTATAAACGTTTTATTTCTGGTACCGGTCAAAACGTTAAACCAAGCCAACTGGAAGTAACCGTAAGCGGTGAAGCCAGCAAAACAGGCATCCGCTCAATGAACGCCAGTTTTGCGGTTCAGCGTTGGAACTCCATCTGGAAAGAATGCAGCCAGCGCATGAGTGGGGAGGCTGCAGCATGACCTACCAAGTTATTTATGCCGATCCACCGTGGTCCTACCGCGACAAAGCGAATAGCGGTAAGCGTGGTGTCGATTTCAAATACGAAACTATGAACCTTGCTGATATTTGCCGCCTGCCGATTTGGGAGATAGCTGGTGATAGTTGTTTGTTGGCTATGTGGTGGGTACCGACTCAACCAATAGAGGCATTAAAAGTTGTTGAGGCTTGGGGATTCAGGCTGATGACAATGAAGGGCTTCACTTGGCACAAAACCAACAAGAGAAAGGGCAACAGTGCGATCGGGATGGGCCACATGACCCGCGCTAATAGTGAAGACGTGTTGTTTGCTGTGAAAGGCCGGTTGCCAGAACGCCTGAATGCCGCTATTTGCCAGCATCAAACAGCCCCACGGGGTGAGCACAGTGCCAAACCTGATATTTTCCGCGATCTGCTTGTCTCTCTGCTAGGGGATGTTCCCCGCATTGAGCTGTTTGCCAGAACGCAGGCAGAGGGCTGGGATAGTTGGGGCAATGAGTGCATTAATAGCATTGAACTAACCCCTGCCACAATTCGGGTTGCGCCACGAAACCAACCGCAAAATATTCCTGAAATTATTCCAGTGCTAAACAGTGAGGTGACAGCATGACACTATCCCATTCTGTTGTGACTATGAGCAGTCGTGAAATTGCCGTGTTGGTGAACAGTAAACATGGTGATGTGAAGCGCTCTGCAGAGCGTTTATGCGCTGGCGGTATTTTAACCGCGCCGTTGGCGCAGTTCGATTTTGAGCATAACGGTAATCAGTATTTCGAGTATCGGTTCAATAAGCGTGATTCTCTTGTATTAGTCGCTCGGCTCTCACCTGAATTTACCGCTGCAGTGGTTGACCGCTGGCAAGAGCTGGAACAGAACTTGATCCCCCAAACCTTGCCAGAGGCATTACGTCTGGCGGCTAATTTGGCAGAGGAAAAACAGAAACTTGAGAATCAGCTTTCTATCGCAGCGCCAAAGGTCGAATTTGTCGATCGCTATGTTAAAGCTAATGGTTCAATGACATTCCGGCAGGTAGCTAAGCTGTTGAATGCTAAAGAGCATGAATTTAACTGTTTTCTACTGAATCAACACATTATGTACCGTTTGAACGGTGCATTAACACCACGTCAGTATCACAGCGACTTAGGGCGATTTGAGGTTAAGACCGGTACTAATACCATCAATAATCATGCATTCGCCCAATCCCGTTTTACACCGAAGGGCGTTAAATGGGTTGGTGGATTATGGGCTGAGTATCTAGCTAAAAAAGGTGCTGCATGAGGGCATTATTAACCCCATTCATTCAGCATGAGCTTGGTGTTGTGATATTGAAGCCGGGCGCTGAACTGCTGCCATATTTATCTAGTCGCTTGCTGGTGGCCACTGAGCCGGAGGAATTTAAATCACTTCCATCCGGTCGGCTACCATCAACTGATCAACAACTGGCTAATGATCCGCGCTTATTGCCATTCTTTGAACAGGAACGAGTTATCAATGCTGCTGGTGGGCCTCGAGTGCTGGAAGCATGGGTTAAGCAATTGAAAGAGTGCCAATGGCATGATCCGGATGATACTCACGTCCACAACCTCACGACATTGCGTTATGGCCAGCGCGCCATTCGTTTGTGCTGGCATCATGACAATAAGCTGAGAGAGCATACACTCCCCCGATTGGACCAATTGGCCACCAGCAATCTCATCACTTGGATAATCTCGACCGTATGCGGTCATTTTCAGCTTCCGGAGGGCCACCAGCTCACCATGCCGGAGCTGTGTTGGTGGGCTGTCGTTAATGAGGTTTCCGAGCTGCTCCCCGACTCAATTGCTCGAGCAAGTTTGCGGATGCTGCCAGCCGCGATGAAGTCAGGTCCAACGAGGGAGAGTGATATCACTTGGATGCCAAACCCGACGCAAATCATTGAAACCAAGGTGGAACAGGTTAAGAAGGTGCTGGCGCTGAAAATTGATGATGAGCCACCAGCCAGCTTTATGCGCATCCCGAAGCGGTACCGGTGGGAAAGCGTCAAGTGGCTCAAGTGGGTTAAATCCCAGCAATGCTGTGGGTGTGGTAACTCTGCTGACGACCCTCATCACATCATTGGTCATGGGCAGGGCGGCATGGGGACAAAGGCGCACGACCTTTTCACTATTCCTCTTTGCCGTGGTTGCCATGATTCACTGCATGCTGATATGCGTGCGTGGGAAGCGGAGCACGGAAGCCAAATTGTGTTGTGGTTCCATTTTATGGGCCGGTCTATCTCGATCGGGGCAATGGCCTGATGGTCATAATGTGTGGAGTAAAAACTATGAATTCAGTAAACGGTATGCGGACCGATTACACAGGAGAGTCAGCATGAGAGATATTTCGTTAGTTTTGGCGCGCTGGGGTGTTTGGGCACGTGATAGTTCTGGTGTTGATTACTCACCTATAGCTGCAGGTTTTAAAGGGTTACTACCCGACATTTCAAACCGCCAAGAATCCTGCTGTGATGATGATGGCCTGATCATTGACTCGGTAGTAGGTCAGTTAAAGGCCCGGCGCTTAATGTATGAATACTCGCTTATCTGCTTACATTACAGACTTGGTGTTTCAAAGCGCCAGATAGCGAAGCAATACAAAGTGTCTGAGGGTCGAATTCGTCAGCAGATGCAGGTGGCAGAGGGTTTTATAGATGGTTGCTTGGCAATGACTGGCGCTGTTCTTGAAATGGACCCATACACCCAAATTCAACATATTCATGAAAATGATAAAAAAGGATTAGTGCGCTACGCATAAAGTGTTCTAGTGTGATAAGAGTTGGTTGTGCAGTAGCGCTTATCCAGTCAAATAAACCTCGCTTCGGCGGGGTTTTGTAGTTTATGGGGAGTGAATTAGTCGCTGTTTAGGAGCAAAAAAACTGTAAGCTAACTAGCTGTATAAGCTAATCAAGGGAACGGTATATGGATTTTAAAGATGTGATCACTCCGTTAGCAACGTTAGCTGCTGTTTGGTTAGCGGCAAACTTTACTTTACGCAATGAGCTACGAAAAAAAGAACTCGAAATCAAAGCTGCACATTTGGAAAAATTATCAGAAAATTGTGATAGCACACTGATTCATTTAATTAATTATGCAGGAAGCATTGCTAGTATGCTTGATGCACATATGCATTTTACCCCAGGTAATGAACCTTTCAGAGTTCATTTCTTAAATGATCTGTTAACTCAAATTGACGACAGCCCGCGCGGCTTAGATCTGGAAAAAATGCATTGGTGTCGTCATGGATTAGAGTTCCACAGAGAAAATGAGTGGAAACGCTGGAGTGAGGTTGTTCCATCGCTCAAGGATAGGATCTATGATTTTTTCATGGTTACAACCCCTGGCGATGAGAATCTGGTGATGCTTGATAAAAGCCGCACAAGGGCTGAAATTGCTGAGTTTACAGCAGATCTACGGGTTCGAATAAAAGACATAGATGTACAGCGAAAAGAGATTGTATCGGCTATGGCTAATGATTTCCGCCTGTTAACTCAATCTGCCCCAAATAATATTTACGATTTGGTATTTAAATGCCGAAAACGGCTATTAGATTTTTTTAAGCGATAGTTTTAATTTCTTCTATTTATTCAAGGCTCACTTCGGTGGGCCTTTTTTATTTCCATCATCTGACGTTCGTCAAAACTAAATACTTACCTCTAATGACAATTCACTTTCATGGCACACCTATCTGGGGTGATTGCGGCAATGTTTGTCGGATCGCGTTAACTGGAGCTGGTTCGTTTGTTTCGTACGTTCGCCCCGATCAAATCAGGCTCGCTTTTCAATACTCGGATGAAGTTGGTATAGACAATGGGGCGTTCAGCGCATGGAGACGTGGGTTGAAAATTGATTGGGCAGACTTTTATCGCTGGCTTATGGCGTATTACTTTCATGAAAAACTAGGTTTTTTCGTTATCCCCGACGTTGTAGATGGTGGTGAGGCTGATAACGACGAACTAATCCGTAAACTGCCATCAATATTTCGCGATAAAGCTGCACCTGTATGGCATTTGCATGAAAGTATTGACCGCTTGATAGAGCTTTGTAGCGAATGGCCACGCGTGTGTTTTGGATCATCCGGACAGTATGCCGTTATACGCACCCGTGAATGGCGACAGCGGATGGATGAGGCTTTTGAGGCGATTTACTGCCGCAATAAATTCTCAACAAAAATCCATGGACTGCGAATGCTTGATGGTCGGGTGCTGGGTAATTACCCACTAGCATCAGCAGACTCAACAAACTTAGCTTGCAATGTTCCAAAAACCGAACAGAAATACCCTGAACTTACTCGCCAGTTACGTGAGTTAGGCTGTAATGAAAATCAGGTCAAAGCCGGGCGGTGTGCAGTTTTGAAAAACAGCATCGAATTAGTTAAACCCCCAACTATCAGTGATTGGATTCAAAGTCATTAACGTTAAGTAGCCCACGCATAACCACGTCGGTGACGTTAACGATATGGTCCAATTTTTAAGGCTGCGCTATTGCGTGGTCTTTTTCGTTTTAGCCCATCAGTCACCCAATCAACTCCACACACATTACTCCGCATGAGTGGTTGTACTGGTGGGCTAAATCCCTTAAACACACGCCCAACCCGCAGGCCGGGAGGGGGAGACTATGCGAATGGAACCAGTTACCTCTCAAAACCTGCCTTATTGGTGGTCATTAGCGCTTGGCGTTTTCTCATTACTATCCCTACAGGATTACATCTTTATTCTGGGCGCAATTATCTCTGCTTTCTTCACGATAAAAACGTATTACGCCAAACGGCGTGAAGAGAAAGCCCGGTTAATTGAAGAGCAAAAGCGTACAGAAATACTGCGGGAGTTCCTCAATGACGCGACCACTCGCCCGATAGCGGATCGCTCAGCGGCTGTGGAGATTGTTGCAGAAGCGATTAAACGTAACGAGGAGCTATATGAACAAGCTAAGTAAGGCCGGTGGCTTGTGTTCTGTGGCAGCAATCATTGCTCTCGTAGTATCCAATGGCAACGTCAGAACCAGTGAGCGGGGATTAGAGCTGATCGGTAATGCTGAATCATGCCGCCGTGACCCGTATGTCTGTCCCGCAGGTGTTTTGACTGATGGCATTGGTAATACTCACGGCGTTAAGTCTGGGGTGATTAAGACTGATGATCAAATAGCCGCTGATTGGGAAAAGAACATTCTTGAAGCTGAACGTTGTGTTATCCGCTATGCAAACGGCAACAAATTATCTCAAGGTGCTTTTGATGCAGCGACATCGATCACGTTTAACGCTGGTTGCCCGTCAATGCAGAAATCCACTATGTTTCAGTATTTCCGTGCTGGTAACGTGATCGCAGCCTGTGAACAATTCACTCGTTGGGTATATGGCGGTGGTAAGAAATTGGCAGGGCTGGTAGTTCGTCGCGATAAGGAACGCGCACTATGTCTAACAAAATAGCTGGTGGGCTTATTACTGTGTTGGTGGTCCTTTTTCTGCTGCTACTGCTCAATCGAAATAGCCTCTCAAATGAAGTCGAAAAAGCGGAAAAGGAATTGAGTGACGAAAAGGCAACAAACACAGTCCTCGGTAACATCATCGATGCATACCAATCGAATGACGCCGCTAACCGTGCAGCTACAACCCGCCAGCTAGAGAACGAAAGGAAACTTCGCAATGAAAGTGACGAACGGCTCAGGCGGTTCAAGGCTGCGGGTGTTGGGGATTCGTGTATTGATAGCAGGATGCCTGATAGCAACATTAGCATCTTGCAAGAATAGCCCACCAGCACCTAGAGCAGCCGAATTAATCCAGTTGTGGCCCCCTGAATCAGCATTAACTCAATGTGAGGTACCTGAGTTCGTCGGTACCACTTGGGGTGATAGTGGGCTGTATGCGCTGGCTCTCAAGCGTGAGTTGCGGATCTGTAAGGGGCGACTCGATGAGGTTATTAGCTGGCGACAGAACGCGGGGAGTAAGGAGTAATGTATTTTGGCTGCATAATCCTCTGTTGTAGGCTGGGGTGATTGAGTTCATTTCATGGTTATTCAGTCATATCAGTTTTACTTGGAATTCGTGGGAAGTAGTGCTGAACGAGATGATAGATAATTGAGAGAAATATAGTTATTGGTTCTTTCATTTCTACTAAAAATATCATTTCTGAAGTCATTATTATTCTCCAATAGGTAGGTTTTTATCTATTGGAGGCTTTAAATCCCACCATTAGCTTTGTCCATTATAGTGGACAACGAATCCGCTTTGATTAGACCATTACAAAAGCCACTAGCCTAATAAGCCGGTGGCTTTTCTATTTGGAGGTATACCATGCCACCTCGGATACCACGAGCATGCCGTAAGCATGGATGCCGCAACACCACTATTCACAGTTCTGGTTATTGTCCTGAGCATCAGAATACAGGATGGGAGAGCCACCAGCAGGGTAAGACCAGGCATGAGCGTGGCTATGGTACTAACTGGGATAAGTTGAAGCCGTTAATAAAGGCTAGAGACAAAGGGCTGTGTCAGCAGTGCTTACGTGAAGGTCTGGTGGTGTCGGGAACAACGGTTGACCACATCATCCCCAAAGCTCACGGCGGTACCGATGAACCATCTAACCTTGAACTGCTGTGTTGGCCTCATCACCGTAAAAAGACTGCAACCGAGCGAAACAGATAGCGAGAAACAGCACCATGGGGAGGGGCGGGTAAAATCTCTACAGCCCTTGCCCTACCGTACCGCCAGCCTCCGCAAATTTTTACGCACGCGAAATAAGAAATCTTTTTTCGATAATTTTTAACATTTGGAGTCATCAATGGGAACAGCGATGAGGGCTGCTGGTGGGGGAAGAAAACAGAATTCACCCACAAAAAATAAAAGCAGTCTGACCCGAATTGCTCCCCCAAAAGAATTATTGAGCGAGACGGCGATCGGACTTTGGAAAACGCAAAGTAAAATCCTGATCGAGCGCGGCACGTTCGAATTAGAAGATGCACCTCTGTTACTTGTCTACTGTAATTCCTTTCACCTGATGATTACCGCCGAAAAAGTTATCACCGAACTGGCTCTCAAGGATCTTGAGAATTTAGGTTTGGCAGATCTCGGCGGTACTGGTGGATTAAAAAAACATCCGGCAGTTGCCGTCCGTAACGACTGTGTTTCTCAACTGGCGCGCCTCGGCTCGCTGCTCGGTCTAGATCCCCTTAGCCGAATAAGAATGACCGGGGGAGGTTCACCAGAGGAAGAAGAGAACGAATTCGACGAGTTTTAACTATGGCAACATACCCTCACGTAAATGCAGCAAATCAGTATGCGCGGGATGTGGTCAGTGGAAAGATAATTGCGGGTTTATATGTCATTGCCGCCTGCCAGCGTCACATTGATGATCTGGCTGAGTCTAAGAATAAAAACTACCCATACCGGTTTGATAAAGATAAAGCAGAGCGGGCCTGTCGATTTATTGGGTTAATGCCCCACACCAAAGGTGAATGGGCAAGAAAACGGCTAAAAATAAAACTGGAACCTTGGCAGCAATTTATCTTTGCTGTTGGGTTCGGCTGGCTAAAGAAGAAAAATAAACTCCGTCGCTTCACTGAGATTTATGTCGAGGTACCACGGAAAAACGGTAAATCTCTGATTGCCGCTGGCGTTGGTAATTATATGTTCTGTGCTGATGGGGAGTTCGGCGCGGAAGTTTATTGCGGTGCGGTGACAGAAAAGCAGGCTTGGAAGGTGTTTCAGCCTGCGTTGCTGATGGTGCAAAAACTGCCTGCGATGCGGAAGAAATTTTCCATCAAGCCGTGGGCTAAAAAAATGACTCGCCCGGATGGTTCGGTATTTGAGCCTGTCATTGGTGATCCTGGTGATGGTGATTCGCCGTCATGCGCCATCATTGACGAGTATCACGAACATGCCACTGATGCGCTGTATACCACGATGACCACAGGCATGGGTTCGCGAAGCCAGCCAATGACGTTGATCATTACCACGGCAGGGTTTGATATGCAGTCACCGTGTTATGAGAAGCGTACGCAAATTGTAGAAATACTGGAGGGTATCCGTAAAGGCGGCGAAAGCGATCATATCTTCGGGATTATTTATACCCTAGATAAAAATGATGATTGGACTCAGCCAGAGGCATTAGCCAAAGCCAACCCTAATATGGGAGTTTCCATTGAGCCTGATTTTCTTCGGGCTAAACAGCAACTGGCCATTTCAACACCCAGCCAAACTAACAAGATTAAAACCAAACACTTCAACATTTGGGTAACGGCTAAATCAGCTTATTACAATATGGAGAAGTGGAAGGATGCAACGGACAGATCACTCACTTTAGAGCAGTTTCACGGGGAGGAGTGTTATCTCGGCATTGACCTAGCTTCTAAGTTGGATTTGAACTGTGCCTGTCCCATATTTATGCGGGAGATAAACGGCCGGAAACATTATTACTGTGTCGGTGCGATGTTCTGGGCGCCGGAAGATACTATTTATTCGACAGCAACTGAGTTAAAACGAACCGCAGAACGTTATCAAAACTTCGTTCAGCAGGGCTTTTTAGTCCCTACGGACGGCGCTGAAGTCGATAATAGACTTATTTTTGAGACGATTTCCAAGCTAAATAAGCAGGTGAAAATAGTTTCTTCCCCCATTGACCCACATGGCGCAACCAGTCTTTCACACCTTCTGGATGAAGAGGGAGTGTCGCCTATTATCATCACGCAAAACTTTACCAATATGAGCGATCCAATGCGGGAGATTGAAGCGGCCCTTGCTGCCGGTCGTTTTCATCATGACGGTAACCCCATTATGCAGTGGTGTATGACCAACGTAATTGGGCGGTATTACCCTGGCAGTGACGACCGAGTCCGGCCTACTAAGCAAGGCGACGAAAACAAGATAGATGGAGCTGTTGCGGGGATTATGGCTGTTGGTAGGGCAATGCTGAACGACATCGAAAAAACACTTTCCGATCACCTTATTTCTCACGGAATACGCTCTCTTTAAAGGCAACTCTATGATCCAACTCTTGACAACTTTGTCCTTAATTGTGGGGCTTATCGGTGCCGCATTGCTCTCCTATGGCGCATGGCTAACTTTTCCTGCATTGGGATTTTCGGTTGCTGGTGGCTTATGCCTAGCATGGTCTTATCTGGTTTCCAGATCGGTGGCTCAAAAGCCTAATGACAATGGTGGGGGGGCTTAATGTTTTTTCCAAATATGTTTAAGTCCACGCCGGATACTGCCCGTGTGACCACCCCTGCGGAATTAGCTGAAGTGGTGGGTATGACATACGACACTTATACCGGCTTGAGGGTTAGCAGCCAAAAAGCGATGCGCCTTACCGCGGTGTTTGGTTGTATTCGTGTCCTGGCTGAGTCAGTCGGTATGTTGCCTTGTAACCTTTATCAATCAGCCAATGGGCGGCGGGAGAAAGTCCCAAAAGAGCGGCTCTCAAAACTATTATCTCTAAAGCCAAATGGATATATGACCCCGCAGGAGTTCTGGGAACTGCTGATTGTCTGTCTGTGTCTGCGAGGTAATTTCTACGCCTACAAAGTTAAGGCACTAGGTGAGGTAGTGGAGTTGCTACCGCTTGACCCAGGCAGTGTTGAACCGAAGTTGAACAGCCAGTGGGAACCGGTATACCGAGTGACTTTTCCAGATGGTAGCACTGATGTTTTATCGCAAGATGATATTTGGCATGTTCGTATTCTCACGCTTGATGGACTGAATGGTTTAAACCCCATTGCTTATGCGCGTGAAGCGATATCACTGGGACTGGCCACCGAAGAGCACGGTTCTCGCTTATTTAAAAATGGTGCAGTCACATCCGGTGTTTTACGGACCGAACAGACGTTAACTGACGCAGCTTATGCGCGGCTTAAGGGAGATTTCGAGGATAGGCATTCTGGGCTAGCAAATGCCCATAAGCCAATGATCCTTGAGATGGGCCTCGACTGGAAAGCGATGGGAATGAACGCTGAAGATAGCCAGTTCCTTGAAACCCGTAAATTTCAGCTTGAAGAGATATGTCGCCTGTTTCGGGTTCCTATGCACTTGGTACAAAACACCGACCATGCAACATTCAGCAATATTGAGAATCTCGGTATTGGCTTTATTAATTATTCCTTGGTGCCTTACCTCACTCGGATTGAGCAACGCATTAATGTCGGTCTGGTACGGGAGTCAAAACAGGGCGAATTTTATGCCAAGTTCAATGCGGGAGCGCTATTACGGGGTGATATGAAGTCTCGTTTTGAGTCTTATGCTACCGGAATTAACTGGGGCATCTTCTCCCCGAATGACTGCCTCGAGCTGGAAGATAGAAACCCTCGTCCGGGCGGTGACATCTACCTCACGCCGATGAATATGACCACCAAGCCGCAAGAAAGCAAAACCAAACCAACTGAGGAACAAAAGCATGCTGACTAAGCAACGCATGGATTTCCCGCTCAAGCTGAAATCAGTCAGTGACTCGGGAGAGTTTGAGGGCTATGGCTCAGTCTTTGGCGTGAAAGACAGCTATGACGATATTGTTGTGCCGGGTGCTTTCATCAAATCACTGAATGCATGGCGGGATAAAAATGCCCTACCGGCCATGTTATGGCAACACCGCATGGATGAGCCGATCGGCATTTATACCGAAATGAAAGAGGATGATGTCGGGTTGTTCGTTAAGGGACGATTGTTAATTGACGACGACCCACTCGCTAAACGCGCTCACGCACATATGAAGGCCGGTTCTTTAACCGGCCTTTCTATTGGGTACATGCTCAAGGATTGGGAATACGACCGTAATAAGGAAGCGTATTTACTGAAGGAAGTCGATCTGTGGGAAGTTAGCCCAGTGACATTTCCATCTAACGATGAGGCGCGGGTGAGTGATGTGAAATCTGCTTTTGCTCGTGGTGAAACCCCATCCCCTAAAAGTATTGAAAGAGTCCTGCGCGACGTTGGGCTTTCTCGCACTCAGGCCAAGGCATTTATGGCTGAAGGATATGGCGCAATCTCTCTGCGTGATGCAGATGAGGTTATTGATGCGCTTAATGCACTGAAATCGATTAAATTTTAATTTGGAGAGTTACCCATGGCTGTTGAAATCAAAGATGTAGAGCAGGTCGCGCAGGAACTTAATCAGAAATTCTCTGAGTTTAAAGAGAAAAATGATAAACGCATTGATGCGATCGAGCAGGAAAAGGGCAAGCTAGCCAGTGATGTTGATACATTAAACGGCAAGCTGTCAGAGCTGGAAAACTTAAAAACCAGCCTGGAAGATGAGATTAAAGCACTGAAGCGCCCCGGTGGTGGTACCAACACCAAAACAGCGACCGAGCACAAATCTGCCTTTATGCAGTTTGTTCGCAAGGGCAAAGAAGATGGCTTGCGTGAACTTGAGCAAAAAGCATTGAATACCGGTACTGATGCTGATGGCGGCTATGCCGTCCCTGAAGAGCTAGATCGTACTTTGTTGGATATCCTGAAAGATGAAGTGATCATGCGTCAGGAATCTACGGTCATTACTGTAGGCACCAGCGACTACAAAAAACTGGTTAACCTACATGGTGCGGGTTCGGGCTGGGTGGGAGAGCAAGCGGCCCGTCCGGCAACCAATACACCGCAGTTGGCGCAAATTATTCCATTTATGGGTGAAATTTACGGTAATCCACAAGCTACTCAGACCATGCTTGATGATGGTTTCTTTGATGTTGAATCGTGGATTAATAGTTCTTTGAGTCTGGAGTTTTCGGAACAGGAAGAGATTGCATTCACTAACGGAACCGGCGTCCTGAAACCAAAAGGTTTTCTGGCATATACCTCAACCGATGAGAAAGATAGCGTACGTGAATTTGGTAAGCTGCAGCACCTTCTGTCTGGTGCCGCCGCTGCAGTAACAGCCGACAGTATTATTCAAATGATTTATACCCTGCGCAAAGTTCATCGCAACGGTGCTAAGTTTATGATGAATAACAACTCATTGTTCAAAATTCGCATTTTGAAAGATGAGCGTGGTGATTACCTGTGGCGTCCAGGCTTGGAGCTTGATCAGCCATCTATGTTGGCCGGTTATGGCATTGCTGAAAACGAACAAATGCCGGACATCGTAGCTGATGCTAAGGCTATTGCTTTCGGTAACTTCAAGCGCGGTTATACCATCGTTGACCGTATCGGCACTCGCATTCTGCGTGATCCATACACCAATAAACCGTTTGTTGGTTTCTATACCACTAAGCGTACTGGTGGGATGCTGGCTGATTCTCAAGCTATCAAGCTGCTTAAAATTGGCGCTGCTGTATAACATTGCCAATTAATCCAATGGGGCCGATGGCCCCTTTCTTTTGAGGTGTCTATGCACAAATTGACTAAAAATCTTGAGTGGTCCCCTGATGGTTGCCACGTTGAAACCCTGCCTGCCGGTGAGTATGAAGAGTTGCCCGATCGCGCTCTGGTTATTGCTTCACAGTTAAACATTCTGGAATCGGTTGATTTTCAACTGGCAGATCAAAAAGCTGATGAGCAGCCAGAGCAGCCAGAGCAGCCAGAGCAGCCAGAGCAGCCAGAGCAGCCAGAGCAGCCAGAGCAGCCAGAGCAGCCAGCGGACAAGAAAAGCAAAAAATAAGACCTCTGGGAGCTAATCATGATATTGGAAATTGATCAGATAAAAGCTCAGTGTCGAATTGATCCGGAATTTACCCATGAAGATGAGTTACTTAAACTTTATGCTGACGCAGCAGAAAAGAGAGTTACTCGCTACTTAAACCGGAATATTTATGAGGCTGAGGTGCCAGAAACAGATCCGGACGGGCTTATAGTCAGTAGCGATATCAAACTGGCTATGCTGTCGCTCATTAGTCACTGGTATGAAAACCGCTCATCAGTCAGCGATTATGAACAGTCCGAAGTACCGATGAGTTTTTATTTTCTGGTCGGTTCCTACAGGTTTAGCCCATGACGCAACGCCGCTTCACTGAAATCAACGCCACTTATCGGCCACCGGCTCCCGGTGAACTGAACAAGCACGCCCAGTTCCGGACCCGCGAAGATGTTCCCGGCAGCAGCCATATGGGTGTTGATACCGTCTATCACAATACCTTCGATACCTGGGCAAAACTGTCTGCCATTGGTGATTCTGTCCGTATTGGTTCAGTGCAGATTGATGCTGCCATTACTCACCGCATTGTTATTCGCTATCGAACGGGCGTCACCACGGATGATGAGGTGGTGATTAATAAGATGGTTTACCGGGTTAAGGGAACCACGAACCTGAATGAAGCTAGCCGCTTTCTAGTTATCACCGCTGAAGAGCTGGGAACCGTGGACGCTATCGGAGAGGGGCAATAATGGCGATTGAAAGCTCTACCAGCGGCCTTTATCTGCACGTAGATTTTGATAAAGCGCCAGAACTCACATTCAATAAGGCGCGAGTCAGGCGTGCATTTGTCACCATCGGTCAAAATGTGTTGCGTGAATCGCGCCGCTTAGTCGCTCGACGCGCTATATCAAAAGCGGGTGAAACGCCAGGTTATCGCACAGGCGCGCTGGCTAAATCCATTGGCTTTCGTGTTCCCACCGCGACCGCTAATCGCCCTGGCTTTTTGGTCCGAATAGCCCCTAACCAAAAGGGCGGTAAAGGCTCACGCCCACTCGAAGGTGATTTCTACCCCGCATTTCTTTATTACGGTGTTCGCCGTAAAGCAAAGCGTAATAAAAACCATCGGCGCGGTGGCTCGGGTGGTGACGGCTGGAAACTAAAGCCCCGTAAAAATTTCATGGAACAGGCACTATTAAACCGTCGAGCGTGGATTGAGCGCGTACTGTTCGATGCTTTGCAGAGTTCATTGAGGCCCGTTAAAAAATGAAACTTTCACTTGTTATAGCCGCACTTCGATTGCGCTGTCCGTCGTTTAATGGTCGCGTATCCGGTGCGGCTGAATACAAACCAGTATCCGAAGTGACAAAGATGGAACTGCCATCAGCTTGGGTCATTCCGCTTGATGACAATGTTGGTGAACAAAAGTCACAAACTGACTATTGGCAGGATCTCACGGACGGGTTTGCGGTGATCGTGGTACTGGATAACACCCCCGATCAGCGTGGGCAAAAAGCCGCCTTTGATGCGGTGGATGATATACGGGCCGAGTTGTTTAAAGCGCTGTTGGGGTGGGAGCCTGAATCTTGCTATGACCCCATTCAGTATGATGGCGGTAACCTGCTGGATATGAATCGTGCGCATCTTTATTACCAGTATGATTTCTCTGCCACACGGGATATCACAGTCGAAGATACCCGCCAATGGGACGACCTTCAGCAACTTGAAGCGCTGGAAAAAATCATGGTTGACGTCGATTTTATGACGCCTGACGGCACCATTGAGCACAAGCTAAACATCCCCCTAAACGACGAGTAACCCCTTATGCATGTGATCCCTAAAGATGGCCGGTCAGTTCCTGACCCGGTTAGAGGTGACTTTTTGCCCGCAGAGGGTCGAAACGTCGATGAAAATATTTACTGGCACCGCCGGTTAGCGTCAGGAGAAGTGACCGTAAAGGCCGCAGAACCTGAAGAAATCGCACCACCGGCACCCATCGTTCAACCTGAGCAGAAGGCCAAAAAACAATGAATTTTAATAACATCCCTAATGATTTACGTGTGCCGTTGTTCTTTGCCGAAATGGACAACAGCGCGGCGAATACGGCACAGGATAGTGGGCCTTCGCTCATTATCGCCCATGCGCTGGCAACCAGTTCGATTGAGAAAAATACGCTTGTCATTATGCCGTCAGCAGACAGGGCAGGGCAGGTGGCCGGACGGGGTAGCCAGTTAGCCCGAATGGTCGCGGCATACCGCGCTGTCGATCCCTTTGGTGAACTGTGGGTGGTTGCGGTCCCTGAAGTTGCTAGTCCCCCTGCAACCGGTACGTTAACGGTGACCGGTACTGCACAAGCCTCCGGCGCTCTGTCTATTTATCTTGGCTCGACCCGTGTGCAGGTTATCGTCACTGCACTCGATACCCCGACCATTATCGCAGCCAGTATCGCCGCTGCAGTGAATGCATTGGTTGATTTACCCGTCACCGCTGCTGCAGCGCTAGGCGTTGTTACACTCACCGCTAAGAATAGTGGCTTGACGGGTAATGGTCTGCCTATCAGCCTGAATTATCGCGGTACTGTCGGCGGTGAGCAGAACCCATCCGGCGTGAATGTGGCAATTGTTCCGATGGCGGGTGGTGCTGGCGCTCCGGACCTGTCAGCGACTATTGCCACCTTAGGTGATGAACTGTTTGATTTTATCGCTTTCCCGTTCAATGACTCCGCATCACTGGCCACTATCGGCAAAGAGATGAATGACGATACCGGTCGTTGGAGTTGGTCACGGCAGTTATACGGCCATGTGTACACCGCCAAGGTAGGGGATTTATCGGATTTGGTCGCTTTCGGTGCCACATTCAATGATCCACATCTGACCATTTCAGGGTATGAAACTGGCGTGCAGATGGCTACGGATGAACTGGTTGCGGCACGAACAGCACGTAATTCGGTGTTTATTCGTAATGATCCAGCTCGGCCTACTCAGACCGGCTTGTTAAATGATGCACTTCCGGCCCCGGCGGGAACTCGTTTCATTCTGTCAGAACAACAATCATTGTTAACCCACGGCATTGCCACCGCCTACGGTGACGGCGGTGTGTTGCGTATTCAGCGTGATATCACTACGTATCAGAAAAACACTTACGGCAATGCCGATAACAGTTTCCTTGATAGTGAAACATTGCACACAAGTGCTTATGTTCTGCGCCGGTTGAAGTCGGTGATCACGAGCAAATATCCACGCCATAAGTTGGCGAACGATGGTACCCGCTTTGGGGCAGGTCAGGCGATTGTCACGCCGAATGTAATTAAAGGCGAGATGCTTTCTATTTATCGGCAGTTAGAACGCGCGGGCATTGTTGAGAACTTTGAACTGTTCAAACAATACCTGATCGTCGAGCGCAATGCTGACAACCCTAACCGGCTTGATGTGTTGTTCCCGCCTGATTATGTCAACCAATTGCGAGTATTTGCGCTGCTTAATCAGTTTCGTCTGCAATATAACGAAGAGGTTGTCTAAATGGCTCGAATTGGCGGCACATGCTTCTTTAAAATTGATGGTCAGCAATTATCTCTGACTGGCGGCATCGAGGTGCCAATGAACACAGCGGTGAAAGACGATGTGATCGGGCTGGATGGTTCAGTGGATTACAAAGAGACTCACCGCGCCCCTTATACCAAAGGGACATTTAAAGTCCCCAAAGACTACCCCATTAGCAAGATCACATCCGCAGACACTATGACCATCACCAGCGAATTGGCAAACGGTCAGGTGTATGTACTTTCCAGCGCCTGGTTGCATGGCGAAGCGAACCATAATGCCGAGGAAGGTACGGTTGATATGGAATTCCACGGGCAAGAGGGCTTTTACCAATGATTGTGACATTAACCAGAGAAATTACCGTGGGCGGGGAAAAGGTCAAAGAGCTGAAACTTCGCGCACCTGAGTATGATGAAATCGCCAAGTTTGGCATGCCGTTTTCTTATTCGGATAACGGTAGCGCTAAAATTGACATGAGCTGTACGCTGGCCTATTTACCGGTATTGGCTGATATCCCCCCTTCGTCAGCTAAGCAAATTTTGCCGAAAGACCTGATCACCATCTCGATGCAGATTGTGGGTTTTTTTACGGCATCAGAAGTGTCAATGAGTTAACCAGTCGAATCTACAACATTGCCTACTTTTGGCGCATGAACCCCCTTACCGTCATGGCTTGCCCTTTATCCAAAATATTTGAGATGGAGGCGCAAGCCGAGCGTATTAATTCGGAGCTAAGTCATGTCAGATAGTTTTCAGTTAAAAGCGATTATTACTGGCGTTAATAAATTATCTCCAGCGCTGACAACCATGCAGAAGGATCTGCGTAAGTTTAAGGGGGAGTTTAAAGATGTCATGCAGAGTGTGGCAATGATGGGCGCTGCCATTGGTGGCGCTTTCATCATTCCTATCAACCAGGCTATGGAATTTGAATCCTCTATGGCTGATGTGCGCAAGGTTGTGGATTTTGACACGCCGGCTCAGTTTAAGGAGATGGGCGAAGATATATTAAAGCTTTCCACAGAACTCCCTATGGCCGCTAATGGAATAGCCGCGATTGTGGCTGCTGGTGGTCAGGCGGGTATTGCCCGAAGTGATTTAAAGGCATTTGCGACCGATGCAGTGAAAATGGGTATTGCTTTCGATCAGACAGCAGAAGAGTCTGGACAGATGATGGCTCAGTGGAGAACGGCATTTAAGCTAACGCAAAATGAAGTGGTTACACTTGCTGACAAGGTGAACTATCTGGGTAATACCGGTCCTGCTAATGCTGCGAAAATATCAGAGATTGTTACTCGAATTGGCCCACTCGGTAGTGTAGCAGGGCTTGCGTCTGGGGAAATCGCCGCAATGGGGGCGACTATCGCTGGGATGGGGGTAGAGTCGGAAATAGCTTCAACAGGTATTAAAAACTTTATGCTGTCGCTTACCTCAGGGACTGGTAAAGGGTTAAAGGGGAAGGTGCTAAAAGCCATAAAAATAGATCCAAAACAGCTAGCGGCTGATATGCAGAAAGATTCCAAAACCGCTATTTTGAAGGTGTTGGATTCTGTTGCTAAATTACCAAAAGCTAAGCAGGCCGCTGCACTGGAAGCGTTATTTGGTAGGGAGTCACTAGGGGCTATAGCGCCTCTTTTAACCAATATGGATTTACTGAGGGAAAACTTTAAAAAAGTCGCAGATGCTCAGGTTTATGCAGGTTCAATGCAAAAAGAATATGAATCCAGAGCGGCAACAACAGCTAACGAAGTTCAATTACTAAAAAATCAGTTAGAGATAGCCAGTGTTACGCTCGGAGATATGTTCCTTCCTTATATTACCGAGGGTACCAAAGAGCTTAAACCTTTATTAGAGCAGTTCCGACAATGGGTTAAAGCTAACCCTGAATTAATAAAGACAGTTTTTAAATTAGGCGTTTATTTAATTTCTGTTGCCACTGGCGTTACCGCAGTAACGAAAGCGATCAGCATTATGAATTTCGTTACCAAAATGTCGCCACTGGGTAAATTGCTTACCCTGCTGATCGCTGCAGGTGCGTTGATTGTGGCTAACTGGGATACCGTTGGTCCGGTATTTAAAGATGTCTGGAACCAGATTAAGCCCATTGTTGACATGGTGGGTGGTTGGGAAGGGGTAATGAAAGGGTTTGCGCTGTATATGGCGGGCGATTTTGCTTTCTCATTTCTGAAAGGAATTAATGCTGGTGGTGCAGGGGTTAGGGGGCTTAATGGGGCATTAAAAACGCTCATCTCTTATGGGGGGCAATTTGTCGCCATTGGTGTGATTATTAGCCTATTTAAGGAACTAGATGACTTAAGTAAAGAGTCTCAGGCTACCAATAAGTCCAAAGGGGATATTCTGGTTGATAGGCTGAAAAAAGGAGAACAGGATAGGGGGTACACTGGATTTATTCCCCGAATGAAAGAGTTGCTTAATATGGATGGCAGTCAAAATTCTAAAGTGCCATTAGCTTCTGCCCGGCCTCAGGCGGTTAATGGCGAAATTACCGTTAAATTTGATAATGCACCTTCAGGAATGGCAGTTGTCGGCACCAAAACAAACCAGTCTGGTTTCGGGGTGGGTTATGATGTAGGGTACAGTCAGTTTTCCAATAGAAAATAAACAGAGAAACCGATGAAATTAAAATCATTTTGTATTGTTCTATTTTTATCGATCCTTTCATCTTCTATATCTATTGCCTCCACACCAAAGACAAAAAATCATCAATCCAAAATAGTCACTGAATTTAATCAGTTTGTTGCTAACGATGGGAAAGACGATAAAGGTCAGCCAGAAACGAGGTTAATTAACTTGAAATGTAGCGGTGTAGAGGAGGCCATCATTATTAATGGTAGTAATCCGGACCCGCAGCCTATTTTAGTAGTGAGTAAGCCCGAAACATTTAGCCTTAATCCTTCTCTACATGGCGGAATGTGGCCCGACTCTATAGATTTTGATGATATGACGATAAAAAATATCACTGGATGGGAGTATCACTACAATGCACCTAATGGAACAGTCTCTATTTTTATGAAAAATTCAGGACATGTCGAGACAGTAGTAAACGCCAGCAAGGGAAAAAATAAAGGTGAGCACAAGTCTCAATGTTCCGTTGTTGAATAATTGTTCGTCTAATAAAAATACAACCCACTTCGGTGGGTTTTTTTATGCCCGGAGAATGTATGAGCTGGAAAGATAAGCTATTACCGGCCTCGTTTCGTGGTGTCCCATTTAAAACGCAAGAGGATGAGGCCACTTTCGGGCGCAGGACACAGACGCACGAATACCCCAACCGCGACAAACCTTATTCTGAGGATTTGGGGCGGGCGACTCGGCGGGATACCATTTCAGCCTATCTGATCGGTGATGATTATCAGGCTCAGCGTGACCAGTTGATCACTGCTATTAATCAGGCGGGACCAGGTAAGCTGATTCACCCGCAATACGGTGAGTTAAATGTCTGTGTCGACGGTGAGATAAGAGTCAGCCACAACGCCGCTGATGGCCGTATGTGTACCATTAGCTTTAACTTTGTGGAGGCCGGTGAACTCTCTTTTCCTACATCAGGTGTAGCCACTGGCCAGAAGCTGGTTTCTTCCTGTGATGCCATGACTGATTGTGTCACGGATGCGTTTGGTAAGGATTTCGGGCTGGAGGGGATGGCCGACTTTATCCAGAACGGCGTTATCAATGATGCCAGCGACATGATGTACACGGCGATCAAAGCTTTTGACGGTGTAAATTCTGCTATTTCTGATGCAGGGCGCTTGCTCGATGGCGATCTGTCGGTTCTGCTTATGCCACCTAGTTCTGGCATGAACTTCGTTAACCGGCTGCAACGCATGTGGCGTTCGGGTAATAGCCTGCTGAGTAATAGTGACGACATTATTAATAAAATTAAAGGACTAAGTGGTTTTACTGTGGGCCGTGATCTGGCTCCCCACGGAGTATGGAAAACAGATAGCAAAACCATTCAGACCCAGACCACACAGCGCAATGTCGTAGCTCAGGCCATCCGCACTACGGCACTGACTGAAGCGGCGCAGAGTGTGTCTGATTTGCCACAGGCCCGCCCGCCACTAACTGCCACGGTAACGCCACAGACGCAACTGCCGTTAGTGACTCATCCGGCAGTCACCTCGCTCAGTGATGGCGTGGTCGTGTCACCGCCTGTGACTTATGAGGCATTGACGGAGATCCGCGACACACTTAACACCGCCATTGATCAGGAACTGTTACGTGTGACGGATGATGCTCTGTTTCTGGCTATCAATACCGTTCGTGCAGATGTGAATCGCGATATCAGCCAGCGGCTTAAGCAGGTAGAAAAAACGACTTTCCGTACTCCTGATGAAGTACTCCCCGCACTGGTTCTGGCTGCAGACTGGTATGACTCAGCCGCGCGCGAAACTGACATTATTGGTCGTAACCAGATAACTCATCCCGGCTTTGTGCCGGTGAAAACGCTACAGGTGCCTATCCGATGAACAACGATGTTACGTTGAGGGTAAATGGCCGCGAGTGGGCAGGGTGGACCTCTGTCTCTATCTCGGCAGGTATCGAGAGATTGGCCCGTGACTTCAATGTGGAAATTACCCGCCAATGGCCCGGCAGTGAAGAGGCTGGACACCTTCAACCTCGAGTGAAAAAGGGTGATACGGTTACGGTGTTGATCGGTACTGATTTAGTGGTTACCGGTTACATCGATGCCACGCCAGTACGGTATGACGCCAGAGCGGTATCGGTGGGTATTGTCGGTCGCAGCAAAACGGAAGACCTGATCGACTGCGCTGCACTGATAACCCAATTTACGGGACGCTCTTTTGTGCAGATAGCGACCCAACTCGCCGCGCCGTTTGGTGTGTCGGTAGTTAATGCGGGGGTAGAAAATACCCCCATGCAGGGATTACAGGTCGATTACGGTGAAACTGTAGTGGATGTGCTGGATAAGATGATGGGCATTCAGCAAGTTCTTGCTTATGACAATCCAGCAGGTGCATTAGTGATAGGTCCGGTGGGTGCTTCACGCACGGTCACTGCGCTGGTTCTGGGCGAAAATATTATTTCCTGCGACACAGAGCAGAGCATTAAAGACCGTTTTTCTGAATACGTGGTCGCCGGACAGAGATCGGGCAACGATGATGATTTCGGTGAAGTGACGACAAACGCGATTCGAGCAAAAACAATTGACGGCGGCGTAAGTCGATATCGTCCCATGGTTATCAAACAAAGCGGAAATGCAACCGGTGGCTCGGTCATTGATCGTGGTCAGTTTGAGATGCTCAGGCGTGCAGCGCGTACCGATGAAGTGACTTATACGGTGCAGGGTTGGCGGCAGGGTAACGGTGATTTGTGGTCACCTAATCAACTGGTCACTGTATTTGATCCGGTGCTGGGTTTTAACAACCGCGACATGTTGATAGCGGAGGTGACCTACAGCAAAAATGAGCAGGGGACTATCACCCAACTGCGTGTTGGCCCGCCTGATGCTTACCTGCCAAAACCGCCTGATCCCAGCAAGCGGCGCAAGAAAGCCGAAGAGGATGATTTCTAATGAATCGAATGTTCGATGGGTTACAACGTGGCATATCCAATATGCTGGTTCGTGCTGTTGTTCGTCGCCTTGATAGTGGCAGTAAAAACCAGATGCTACAGATTCAGATGATAGCGGATGAACTGAAGGACAACATTGAGCATCTTGAACCTTACGGCTTCACTAGCGCAGCGCACACTGGTGCGGAAGCGTTTGCCGCTTTCCCAGATGGTGACCGCTCCCACGGCGTAGTGCTGGTTGTGGCAGACCGTCGATATCGAATTAAAGGGCTGAAGTCTGGCGAAGTAGCGATTTACAGCGACGAAGGGGACAGCATCATTCTCAAGCGCGGTAACAAAATAGAGGTGAATACCAAACAGTTTATTGTTAACGCCGAAGAAAAAGCAGTATTCAACACGCCGCTTATTGAAGCTACCGGCGAAATTAAAGCAGCCGGTAACATTGAGTCTACTGCTGATGTTAAGGATAAAACCGGCACGATGGCGGCCATGCGTGAACAGTTTAATTTGCATACTCATCCACACGGTGAGCCGAACACTGCCGCGCCTAACCAGAAGATGGAGTAACCCATGATCCTGATGGTGAACGGCCAACAACAGTCAGTTTCCACCCCAACGGATAACCTAACTCGATCGGTAATTATCTCTCTGTTTAGCTGGCGGCGTGCTGATTCGGATGATGATTCAGAGCAGCCTATGGGGTGGTGGGGTGACAGCTATCCCACTATACAAAATGACCGCATAGGCTCCCGCCTGTATCTACTGCAGCGCACTACGCTCACCAATAACACAGTTGAACTGGCACGAGGCTATTTGGAGCAGGCATTAGCCTGGTTAAAAGACGACGGCGTAGTTTCACGAATAGCCATCAATGTCCAGCGGCGCGGTACCGACATACTGACCGCTGAAATAACGTTGTATCGCAATGATGGAAGTTCCCGGCTAATCACATTTGATGACTTATGGAGTGCGCTCAATGGCTGACAGCGGATTTAACCGCCCAACACTTCCCCAGCTTATTACCCAGATCCGCAGTGACCTTAATTCCCGATTTCAAACTGATGCCATTCTTCGCCGTACCGACACCGAGGTTTATAGCCGAGTGCATGCGGCAGCCGTGCATACGGTTTATGGCTATATCGATTATCTGGCCCGTAACCTGTTACCTGATCAGTGTGATGAGGATTGGTTAGCCCGTCACGGGAATATGAAACGCTGCCCGCGAAAAGGGGCATCAACTGCTACGGGGTTCGTGCGCTGGGAAGGGGTAACCAATGATATCGAAGTTCCAGCCGGCAGGATAATTCAGCGTGATGATCTGCTGGAGTATACGACCACGGCAGCGGTCACTTCTGTCGCGGGTATTTTGCGGGTGCCGGTAATTTGTTCTGCTGCAGGGACGGTAGGCAACACTGACGATGGTATCAGCATGGTATTGGCTCAACCCATCAGCGGATTGCCTTCATCAACTGCAGCTGACAGCATCGAAGGGGGTACCGATATTGAACCGATAGAAGAGTGGCGCGCTCGGATTATTGAGCGCTGGTATTACACCCCTCAGGGTGGTGCGGATGGTGATTATATTATCTGGGCCAAAGAGGTACCCGGCGTCACTCGCGCATGGACTTATCGCCACTGGATGGGGACCGGTACTGTCGGCGTGATGGTGGCCAACAGCGATTTAGAAAACCCGATCCCAGATAATGCGGTAGTGACCGCCGTCCGCGATCACCTTTTACCGCTAGCGCCAGTGGCGGGAGCCAGTCTCTACACCTTCCCGCCGGTTGCCAAAACGGTGCCGTTCCATATTCGTCTAACCCCAGACACGCCAGAAGTGCGCTATGCCGTGGTGGCAGAATTACGCGCAATGTTTATGCGTGATGGCGCACCAGGCGGAACACTAGATCACTCGCGTATCAGTGAGGCCATCAGTATTGCCACGGGGGAATATAAGCATGTGTTGGTGAGTCCTACTGATGACATCTCGCTAGCGGCCACTGAATTGCCCGTTGTGGGAGAACTGACGTGGACCTAACAGACGGCTATACCAAATTATTAAAAAACCTCCTACCGCGAGGCCCAGCATGGGAGGGAGATGATCCCCTACTGTTGGGGCTGGCTCCGTCTTATTCTCGCGCCCATCAGCGCGGTGATGCGCTGATGGTAGAGATAGACCCGCGCACCACCACTGAACTGATTGACCGTTATGAACAGTTAACCGGCTTACCCGATTCCTGTGCGCCAGCAGGCGTGCAGACCTTAGCCCAACGTCAGCAACGACTTGACGCAAAAATCAATATTATCGGTGGGATTAACAAGAGTTTTTATCAGTCACAATTGGCGGCGCTGGGCTATCCGGATGCCACCATAACCCAGTTTGAAAGTGATGTTTTCCGCTGCACATCCACCTGTGTTGATTCGCTTTACTCAGAAGAATGGCGTTATTGGTGGCGGGTTAACATGCCTACAGCAACCAGAATCACTGATATGACGTGTGTTTCTCTCTGTACTGATAGCCTCAGAACATGGGGAGATACCACCGCCGAATGTGTCATTAACAAACTTTGTCCATCGCACACTTACGTGACTTTTTTATACCCGGAGTAACTTTATGCATCGTATTGACACACCAACTGCCCAAGCTGATAAGTTTGGCGCGGGTAAGAACGGCTTTACCCGTGGTAACCCACAGACAGGCGTACCGGCCACGGCATTAGATGATGATTATTGTGATGCGGTACAAGAAGAAATAGTCGGTGTCATTGAAGGGGCGGGCATTGCTCTCAACAAAGACAATCGCACACAACTATTGGCTGCATTGAAAAAATTATTTTTACAGTCAGGTAATAACCTATCCGAAATTAAAACCGCCGGTCTCGTCGCTCTTGCGGCTGCTCGCGCAAACCTTGGTTTAGGGACTGTGGCGACAAAAGATATCGGAACAGGCGTGGGGCAGATACCCGATATGAGCGCCTGGTCATTTGTCAAAAATGCCGATAGCAGTAAATGGACGTTGAGCTTGCCCAACGGTTTTTTACTTCAGAAATGCTCCGTTGTCACTCCGGGCGCGACGGCAACGGTTAATGCCGTTTGGTTAATCCCATTTCCGATTGAGTGCTTGGGCGTGTGGGGGGTAGATGGCTCATCTGGAGTCGCTGATTTATCGTCTACTAACGCAGCTCAATTACCTGCCGGTCGCATTTATACCATGGGCCAAACAACTACCTATGCTCCTGTTGGCGGCTATGGCGGCATTGATATTTACGCAATAGGACATTAAGAATGAAATATTATTTCTCACCCAGCACACTTGGCCTTTACCGTGAAGAAATGAAACCGCGCTATATTGCGGCTGAATCATGGCCTGGTGATGCAATAGAGGTTACGCAGGATATTTATGACCAATACACCAGTACAGCCCCAACAGGGAAAGAAATAGGTATCGATAATGCCCAGCCTTGTTGGGTCGATATTCAAACGCCACCGCTAACCCCCGACCAACTAGCGGCAAAGGCTCGCGCCCATCGTGATGATTTTATTATGGCGACTGACCCCATGATGGTCAGTGATTACTCGATTGACGATATGCCACTGACGGCCACGCAACGCACTGAATTGACTACCGCGCGTGCACTTTATCGCGCATGGCCTACAGTAGAAAACTGGCCGTTGATTGAGTTGCCCGAACTTCCGCAATGGCTGTTGATTGAAGCGGTAAATCAAGGTTATCGCGTGCCCGCATGGCCGCCGGAAGTGTAAACACAAATTGGCTTAATTAGACAATAAAACCGGGCATCCTTTGCCCGGAAATTAAGGTGGAGTTAGTTGCGATGTTACCGAAACTTTAGGTGCTAACCTTCGTTCTGCGATTAACCGATAGTCATCTTCAAATCGATCGGAGAGTATGAATTCACTACCATCCATCGGCTTGAATTTCCTCATCCCATCCCACCACAGAAGTCTTCCATCGCTATTAATTAAACGCTTGGCCCATTGTGGTGCGAGACTAAAATCATTTTCAGTTCCCGTCATTAATTTCCATTCCATCACAACGAATTTCCTTACGGTATGACCATGATTTATTGGATCAATAAGGATAAGGGCATTCGTTCGAGGCTTTCAAATTGGTTAGGCAGATCAATAATGAGAGATTGATCGTTTAAAACGATCATTGTGTTTTTTCCAGCCTCTAAAACAAAAACCGGGCTTAATCGCCCGGTCTGATTTTTTTAATTCTACAGTTAGTATTAGAAGTTATATTTAATTCCTAACATCACTGCCGTATCGCTGTAACCTTTATTGCCTACTTGTTGTCCAACATTACCCCAGACATTCAATTGCTTATTCAATTGCCCCTCAATGCCCACTTTTACTTCTGCAACATTTGCTGCACCGTCTTGTTTCACGGTCACGCCATCCATAGTAGTACCAAAATCTTTAGTATTGTGGATCCAATTTGCTTCAATAAACGGCTGGAATACACGGTCTTTACCTTTATCCTGATCGCTGTAGCCGTTCATAAAGGCTTTTACACCCAGGCGGGTCTGAATATTACCATCACCTTCTCCAGACACATTCGTTCCGTTGGCTTCTTTATGGTCGTCAGCTTTCACACCCATCCAGGTAACTTGTGCTTTAGGTTGAATGAAGTAGGTGGCATTCTTAGCGGCATTTTCACCCACTTTAAAGGTATAACCACTTTCGACAGAAGCTGTTACCCCTTTGGATTTGTATTCTTCAGCAGCTAAGTTCTGGCCTTCAACGTTATTGTTGAACCAACTGTATTGCACCCAACTGTCGACATACAGTCCAGATTTATCTTCGTTGTTAGCGTACCAAGTTCCGTATACACCCGCGTTGTAACCGTCGATTGAACCTTTAGCATTGTAGCCGGATATCCGTGAAACAGTTGTACTTTTGCTATTACCATACCCAGCCATAACACCCAGATGGAAGCGGTCTGTTGTATTGTTGCTCCATTGAGCTATATCACCGCCCAATTGCACGACATAACGATTAGCCTGTGTACTCAGTTGGCCTGATGTATCACGAGAGCGGTTGTGACCACCTTCGTTACGTAACCACAGGCTGGTTACTTTACGTTCACCAGTCAGCACATCAATGTACTGGGTTTCACCTAAACGATCATGCAAACGTGTGACGAACATATTATTTGCAGCCGCTAGGTTAGCTGTGTAACTGCTTGCTTCCGGACGTTCTACCATCAGGGGGGGGTTAACTGGATCAGTAGGGTCAACTGGATCAGTAGGGTCAACTGGATCAGTAGGGTCAACTGCGTTGGTCAAATACCAGTTACTGGCATTGGTCCCAACCCCCCTAATCAGAGAGTAATCATAAGCTCCTGCAACAATACGACCATTCTTTACGAACTCGCCATCAGATAATCCATTAACCTGAATCAATTCAATGCCATTTAGTGTTGTTGCCCCAGACCCACCCGCATTAGTTACACTGACGAGGGTATTACCAGACGTATTACCCTCTACAATCATTTTATCGGTTATTGAGTTGTCGTCATTTAATTCAGTGTTAAATAGCAAGTTGCCATTGTTGCCGATATAGTCTCCATGCACGGTTAGTACATCACCAGCGACTGGATTTGAAAAGTTAATTGTGCCAGCGTTCGTTAACCCAGCGACATCAGAACTGGCTACCATATTCCAAATAGCGCTATTATCAAGGGTCACCTGACCCCCATTACGCGCAAGACCATTCCATTGGGTATTGCTAAGACTAAGATTAGCTTGGCTACCCATACCTGCTTGTATATCACCATTTAAAACCATATCGCTAGCATCGAGATTAACGATACCAAAATTCGTTAGAGCAGCGTCGGTATCTGCATTTATTAATATGCCATTGTTAATAACGCTACTGTTATTTAGTGTGGCATTTATTGTTCCACCGAGAGCATTAAACGTTTTGCCATTCTGACTGTGTATATTCACATTTTGCTGATTCATAGTCACAATTGCTTGTGTATTGCTATTCACTGCATCAGCATTATTTCCACTGGTAGTGATATTAGTATTAGTGACATTGATTGTAGTTCCACTATCATTAGCCTGAATAGCATACGCATTGTTACCCACAGTACTGATGTTATTGCCCTGACTATTAATCGAACTGGCAGAGTTTGCTATCATAGCTACAGCACCATTATTGGTGGTGCTGACATCACTACCAGAAATATCAACTTGTCCACCTAAAACTGCTTGGATAGCAGTATTGTTAGCGCCGAGAGTTTTAACCGATGTTCCTGGATTAATAACGATTCTTCCGCCTGGACCTCTTGCACTCACAGCAGTTGCCTGATGAGTGATAATTTGTGTATTTCCACTCACAGTCGCTAAAGATGAGCCATTACCATTAAGTTCAGAAGATACCAGTGCAGTACCAGCCCCAAAGGTTTCAAGGGTACTGTCGATGATATCGAATTGAGTATTTGCACTATTTGTTGTTTCAACGAAGACCGCAGCTGCAGAGGCACCACTGGTACTGGCGTATGAACCAGTCATGCTCCCCCGAGAACCATTTGCTATTTGTAAAGCACTAGCACTTGAGCCCAGGTAAGCACCTGTTGTTGTCAATGTAGAGTTATTGACAATTACTGAACTATTATTAGCAGCTATGCCCTTACCACCCGCACCTGTTATTGAAACTGTGCTGTTGTTCAGTGTGATTTGGCTATTAGAAACAAGCGATATGCCGGACGCGCTTGTTCCTGAAACCGAAATATTTGCATCATCTAAGTTAATACTGGCTGCGGTTTGAGCATACACTCCGTGTGAGCCAATACCTGTTGTTGTTAATATACTTCCGAGCAGAAAATCAACGCGTGATCCCGTCCCAGACGCATATAACGCATCTGCGGCACTACCACCAGTAATTAATGTGATATCACCGTCAGCAATTAATATTCCGCCATTTGATACCACCGCAGCATGCCCAGAAAAATCGTTAATCAAGCCACTATCTACAACGGTACCATCTGGAGTATTAATTGTCGTACCGTTTACTACAATTTGAGCTGAAGAAGTGGTTGTTATTGTCGTTAACGCGATGGCAATCAACGTTTTATTAAAGATGGGCATGGGAATATTCTCGATGTAAGTAATTTTTGCAGGATTTAAGTTAATAACTGTCGTTGCTTTATTATTAAAATAAATTAATGTTATTTTAATAATGGCTATTAACTCTAACTAATATATGGTGTTGGCAGTTCTTTAATATTATTGTTTTGTATTCTAAATATGTGCATGTTGTTATACTTGATAGTCGCGCATCATACACACTATTGCTAGGCTGTCTATATGGGACTTGGCTACTATTCGTGTAGGATTTTTCCTGTTTTTTCAATTTAAGCAAAGTGATAAAACTTCCACTACGAATGTAGATTGGAGCGTGTTTTATATTGATTTTATTAATTTCAATGAAAACAATATTAGTATGGTAGTGTTGTTGGTATATATCAAGATTGAAGGAAAAAAAATAGAGCAGACTGGATTGATATAGATTTACAGTGAATTTATCTATCGTCATATCAATACGCAGCATAAATCCCCCTTCAACTGTGATAGCGGGTTTTAGTGTTAATATCCTCAATACCCGATTCGATGTAATCCACGCGCCTCTGTAGTTCACGGATGAGCTTCTTGGCGGCATCTAAGCGGATCATTACTTGCTGGTCAGGGTAATGCTCCGGCTCAATCTGCCTGAAACCGGTGAGGGTGTCGGTGAATGACGATCGCATAATAATGAACTCACCAAAGGCACTGTGAGCCGTATCAAAAGAAGTCAATTCCCGCATTCCAGTAAATTCATCTTTATGATTGATTGCCATACGAACACCTTTCATTTAACTGTTTTTATATACAGTATTTAATTTTATCTCAATTGGAAAGTCTTTCTGCAAAACTATTTTTCTTTACTTAATAATCATATAGTTACAATCACTAATTTTGTTAGGTAAAGTGAAATAAAAAAACCAGAAACCACTTTGAAATCATTTGGTTGCTGGCTTTTGGTCTATCTACTGTTGCGTCATATGGGCTGGTTCGAAGCGGCTGATTTAATTATCAAAGGCACCGAAGGCGCTATTCAGGCCAAGACAGTGACTTACGATTTCGAACGTCTGATGGACGGTGCTAAGCTGTTGAAATGCAGTGAATTTGGCGACGCCATTATTCAGCATATGTAATTGCATATTGAGTGCAATATCTCACGGAGGCTTCGGCTTCCGTGTGTTCTTAATGCCCACCTAACTGCTCCTGAAAAACCTTTCTGTACTTGCACGAATAGTCTGCCAGCACCCCGATCAGCCGAATCAATCCAGCTATGACCCCGTATCATCATTAACTGAATATGAAGTGCCTGAGTTCGCTGGCACTACATGGGAAGATAGTGGGTTGTATGCACTGGTTCTCAATCATTACTGTAATACGTAAAAATAATAAGAATCATTATCAACATGGAGTAAACAAATAAGATAATTTCATTGATTACGAAAACTAATGAATCAATGATTGGGGCGGCTATTGCAAGTGATTAAAAGCAATGCTCGAATCGTCCATCACTTTGGGGGGCGACTAATCAAGGAGGAAGTTACGATGGAATATATTTTAAGCTTATTGTTATTTAGTGCGACTCCGGTATCTCAGGGCCCTATGGTTCAACCATGTAATTCATCCACCATGTTGGAGGTACGTTGTATTGTTGATGAATTAGGGCCAGATGTTGGCTCTGATGAGTATAAACGCTGCCAAGCTAGAGGCGGATGCAATTATCATTAA